TGGAGATACTAATCCAGCACCTGACATGGCAACACCTATTCCTGTAATAATGGCACCCATCATTCCAATGTTTTCCCAACTTAATGGTTTAACAGCTTCTCCTAGAATTTTTGCACCTGCTCCAATTGTTATTAAAGATATACCTGCAATTGTCATTGCCGCAGCACCTAATACTATTGAAACTGGTACTGGACCTATTCCTGCAATTCCAAATGCAACTGCTAATCCTCCAATAAGAGCACCCATCATACCTATGTTTTCCCAGCTTAATGGTTTAATGGCTGATCCCATTACCGATACTCCTGATGCAAGAGCAATTAATGATATGCCTGCAAATCCTAAGGCTATTGCACCTTTTTTGATTTGATTACTTGCCAAACCTGCAACTGCCATTATTGTCCCTATGCCCGCAACAACTGCAAGTACTTTATATGAAGTCATTACATCATCAGTTGACATGTCGTCTAAAATACTAGACATGAACCAGATTGCCATTGCAAGCACACCTATTGATAGTGCAGCAAACACAAGTGCTAATGCTCCTTTTTTGATTTGTTTACTAGCAAGTCCTAAAGCTCCGAATACTAATGCAATTCCACCAACAACTAACATAACTTTAGATATTTCTTCAAACCCTATATTTGATAATATAAGATGTGATAATACTAATGCGACAGATACTGATAGTATTGCTCCAGCAGCAACTATAAGCGCTGCACTGGTTTTTCTCATTGATCTATCAACTTGCATTTTATCTAATAAAAAGAATACTCCACCTATAGTTAATATTACAAGCGCAGCTGTTCCTAATCCTGCCAATACATGAGATGATATAAATCCTATTAATACAAGAGTTACACTAAGTCCTAATAGACCAAGCGCTAAGCCTTGTAATGCTTTTCCAAATTTCTTAATACCCTTTGGATCTAGATCCATTTTATCTAAAATAGTGAACATTAATCCAAATCCTAATAAAACAACACCTGCTACTAATAATCCTTTTAGTGCAAATGGAGCTAAAACTGCCATTAACGCTAAACTTGCTGAAAGCATTAATAATGCTTGACCTACATCACCTAATGCAGTAATATTTTTTAATCCTTTCTTAGTTAATTTTTTAGTGGCAAACATTAAACCATCTATCATTAATTTAAGCAATGGTACCATCACTAACATTGCAACTCCTGCAAGTATCAACAAAGGTAATGCTAAAACCATTAATCCAGCGAATTTTAGTATAGAAAATCCTACGTCACCAAGCGCTAAAAGCCCATTTGTTAATGCTTTCATTTTTAGTTGTAGTTCTCTACCAGCAGGTGCTCGTTCTAATGCATCTATAATTATACCTAAGCCTAATCCAATTGGTTTCAGTGCTCCCGATGTAATCCTAAGTACTAATGCTTCTTTAATAGAAAGATTGCCGCCTCCGCTAGTTACCTTGTCGTTCTTTATCGCTTTGACAAGTTCATCCATCTTTTTATACAAATCTCCACCAACAGAAACTGATGCTGCTGTTTGTTGTGTATGAATTGCAACTTTTTCCAATGATTTGTCTCCTGCTCCCATTCTTTCGAATGCATTTGCTAAAAATGGTGGTATTAGTTGTGCCAAATTAAGTGTGTGTCTTTTTTAGTATAAAACAAACGCTACATACATGTAGCGTTTGTCTAGTACTCTTTATATATCTTTACATTTTAGGCATCTTTATAGAAGATGCTTTCATCTGTGGGACCTTAGGCATCGAAGGCATTTTGTACTTAGAGTTCATATCACTCTGTTGTTGTGCCGTCTGTTCTTCCTGATCCGAGTTCTGATTATTCTTCTCTTTAATGTATTCCGAAAGATTCTTTAAATAATACCAAAATTCATAGTAGTACATATTCTCAATCTCTGACGGCTGCATTCTGAGATGTATGCCCAGATAGAACTTAGTCTTAAAGTAATTCTCCAGAGATATCTGAAATAATGAAAAGACTTTTGATGCCACCTGGGAAGTCAAGAGGGGCTTTTGCAATCTCTCCTTCAAATTCCATTTCAAGCGTTGTTTCAACTCCAATTTTCATTTTTTCTGCTAGTCTATAAATAACCATGAACTTTTTCTCATTCCATGCTTTATATTCAACTTCCAAATTAAAAATTCTAGGTAAGTTAAGTTGCCTCCAATCTGGCGTTATATACGGTAGTATCTGTATAAATGCCTTATCAAATTCTATTTCTTTTTCTTGCCTATCCTTTAAATACTTGGTTATTTCTTGCATTACACCAATTGAAGGTGGACGCATTCTAACTTCACCTGCAGATCTAGTACGAATTACATATGTTCTTTCTTTAGAACTATAATATGCTTCTATTTCTGTAGGGACAACAGTTGCGACTAGATACTTAGAATTTAATTCTATATCTACTAGTTTTTTAGTTACTTCTGTTTTACCTTTAAGTATTAATTTATTTTCTGGTTCAGGAAATGTAAGATCTCTAATAGTTAATAAAATTACAATCCTATCTTCTTCTAATACATCTTTGTATGATAATCTTCTATCACCTGATGTTATCTGTGTACACATTTCTACTACATGATTTAACTTCTCTTCCATATCAATATAGTTGTTCTCATCCATTGTAGAAAAATGCCTAATTTCAGAAGCTCTTGCTGATCTGATTTTGATTATAGTATCTTGTGGATAGAATTTACCCTTTGATGGTAAAGTTTCTTGATCTAGTATCATCCATCCTAGAAACTGATCTGCTGATCTTCCTGGTTTTGCTTGTCCGAAATTATCCATATTAACTTTACCTAAACCTTCAGATTCTACCGTCTCTAGCATTTCTGCTGCAGAATCTTCAGTTGCTTGTGTATCGTTGTGGATTGAGTTGATGTCGTCCTTAGACTCTAACATTGCTCTAGCGGCAGCTTCTTTTTTGTTGTTATTTAATTCTTCGCTCATGTTGTTATTTGTTTAGATTTTTTAGCTTATTTTTAATAAAAGATTTCTGTTCTACGTCTTTGTTACTTAATTCTTTTTTTATCAAGTCTCGTATCCATGCACTAACAGAAACTGGCCTGTTTTCGGCTTCCAATGCATCGTTTAAAATACAGCGATTGACTGAAGCTACTTCGTCTTCTGCAAGAAGAACTTGAAGCTTTTTTGTTAATTTGTGGTTATTCATAATATTTTGGTATGTTAATAATATATTATATTTATTTTACAAAAAATAAGAAGGATTCTTGCGAAGCCTTCTTATTTTATTTTAATTAGTTTACTTCTTCTGCAAATACATCAGATCTCCATTGAACTTCCATTACTTGTACATCACTATTAGAATAATCTAATGTTTCTGTAAGAGAAACACCTGATATAATAAAACAGTCATCTAGTGTTACCTTTCTAAAGATATCGCCTTCTCTGTTAAATTGCACAATCACAACTGTTCCTACGTAATTTTTCTTCAAGCCCATTTCACCAGTTTCTGGATTATATTGTGCCCTGTACCATTGACGTAATGTCTTGTATAAATACGCTTGATTAGAATCATTCAAATTCAATGAGAACTCAATAGTTACGTCTATGAAAGTATCATCTATTGTACCAGCGAATGATCTACTAGCTTGCTTATACTTCTGTGTAATAGGTGAAATCTCTTTATGTAAAGCCCCAAGACCTGAAACAGTCTTGACGTGTTGTAATAATAATTCCTGTCCTGCTACACCATCAGGAGGTAAAATAGTTACCTCAAAAAGGTTAGCTTGTACGGGTTCGAAGTTCTTACCTTTCTTTTGTGTTTGATCTTCTGAATAATGTGGTAATGCCATAATTTGTATGTGTTTATTTTATATATCTTATTTTGTTATGCAAAGTTACCGGTTGCTATTTCTCCAGTGTTCAATACAGTTACTCTTGATACTAAGATTTCAAGACCTTTAACTGGCTCAACAAATGTATCTAAAATACCCATGTTGTTGTCAATTACGTCATTGGTGTTGTTAGTCCCATCCATGATGTTTCTATAATCGTATACACCTCCGTCTTTCTTAACTGATTCCATAAATGAATCTGCTAAAGTCTTAACTTCTAATCTAGTTTGAGCGTTATTAAACTCGAATAAATAATTTTTCAAGATTTCTGCTAAACCATCTTCAATATATATCATCGCTTCTCTTACGTGAGCTGAAGACAATGCTGATTGAATTGATTGCTGTGCAGTCTTATTACCTTTAATTGTTAAACCAACTCCTCTTTCGAATACGATTGGGTTAATTCCAAATGGCTCTAAACTATCTCTATCATTTTTATCAAATGCGAATTCTAATCCTTGTACACCTGTACCTCCTACAACACCTCTTCTTGGTCCTGCAATAATAGACCATGGTAATGCGTCTAAATATTTGTCGATATAGTTGTTAGATACGTAAGCTGCTGGTGGAATTACTTTAGTTCTACCGTGCTCTAATACATTAAGTCCTGGTGAATAGTAGAAACCGAAGTTTGCACCTTCATTGATACTTGGTAATGAATAAACTGCAGTAGGATTAAGTTCTAGATTTCCACCTGTTGCAACCAATCTTGTATCGAATGCACCTGTAAATTGATTTTTAAAAGAAGGATTAGTTGCTGCTTTAAATTCTTTCACCATTGGTGCATTAAGAATTGCAGAAGCATTCTGTCTTTCTTTACAAAGTTGTGTAATTTCTTCTTTATTAATAATACTTCCGTTTTCAAGAGAACCAAATGTATCAACTACATATCTGTATGATATTGCATCTTTATCAATTAACGTGTTAGATAAACCGTTACCTGGCTTTAACTGAGCTAATAATTGACTTATTGACTTATCAGCTTGTGTTGCGGCTGCTAATGGAAACATAGTATACGTTGTTGTACTTTCTTCATATCGCTTAAGTGCATATGCAGGTCTAGTAGATACAGGTCTGTGGCATTCTAGTGTATATGTGTTAGAGTCATTTAATGTTGTCTTAATGATTCTTTTAATTCTAGCTAATTTACCATTATCTGCTGGTATATACATTCCTACTGAAACTTTAGTCCAATCAAATGTGTCATTTGCAATCGTAGATGATAATCTAAATTGACCAGCACCGATATCTGTAAATGAATAACTATCTAATTGTGCAGGTAACATAACTGCTCTAGAGTTTGGTGCAATTGTAGTAAATTCAAAAGTTGCACTATCTGCTCTTTCAAGAGGTGTTATAATTGTTGCCGATGCAGTTGCGTAAGTTGCACTGAATGCTCCTCCACCTGCTGGTGTAATTCTTACAACATTTCCTTCTGATGTTGGGTGTAATTCTGTTACTGTTGAGATTTCAATGTGATCTACTCCGTTTGCTCCTAATAAGAAGTTACCAGATATAAGACCTCCTGATGTAATCAATTGACCTGCTGGGTGTGAACCAACTTCAGGACAAGCTATTAATATTTCTCCATTAATAACTGTAACGTCTCCTGCATGGAATGTAGCCGCTGTAAGATCTGTAAAGTTTTCATACGTTGATCTCTTAATTGCAGATTCAGTTGTAATACTTACATCTGATCCATTAGTGTCTATTGATGAGATTTTTGTATACTCTCCAGCCATAGCTGCTCTTAAAAATCCTGCGTCAGTAATACCTACTAGAGATAATGATCCTGCGTCTGTGTTTTTAATAGTTATTACATTTCCTTCAACTTCTGTTATTTTACCAGTTGAAATATAATCTGATGTTGCGTCTTGTTCAACTCTATGCGATAATACTTTATAATCTTGAAAGATATTGAAGTTATCACCAACAAAATCAATAGATTCTAAAGCCTCTTCGTTAATTGCACAAAATAAACCTGTTCTTCTTGCTTCAAGATTAATTAAAGTTTCAATGTATAATTGACGACCTTCTTGATCTTGAAATTCAGGAATAACTGAACCAGAATACTGTGCTATCAAACTAACTTCTCTTAGAGATGTAAATTTAGATAATTGATTTCTATATAAACCCTTACTATTAAAGAATGAACCATATGTTGGATCATTATTTAGTATAGCTGCATCGAAAGATCCTTTAAATACAAATACGTCTACCATATAATCAGATACGTATTCTAGATCTTCAATACCATCAGGTACATTTCCTTCACCATACCATTCTCTTGCTGTCATTTCAAATCCTGAAGTATTAGCAGCTTGTCTTACGATAACTGTAATAGGTTCTTGTTTGATGTTTGCGAATGAAATTGCGTTGTTAGAATCTGCTTCTGTATTACCAGCAGCGGTTAATGTTTTGATATCAGATGGTACCCAAAATTTATCAGTATCGAATAAGCTACTGTATTGAACAGACGCTGTCTTAGCTGCTAAACCTTCTTGTGAAGAGTTAGTTGCTGGTGATACTAATGCAATTCTGTCTGCTGCGTCTGCTGCAGTTAAATTTAAAGCCAAGATCGGTCCTCTTGAAAGAGTTTCGATACATGATCTGTGGAAATACATACCTTTCTTTTCTAAAGATTTATCTATGCTACCAAATACTTGAGTGAATTGCTCAATGTTTTCAATAAATACCGGAGTATTATAGGGACCTTTTTTAGAGCTACCTACGACTAATCTAATAGTTTCAGCAGGAATGTTTACCGTTTGTGATTTGTCAAACTCTAAGCGATATACGCCTGAGCTTTTGAACTGTAGTAATTGAGGACTTAAAGCCATAATTGTTCTGTTTTTGTTTTTTTTACTTTTATTATATATCTATTCTTATTTCGCAATTTATTTAGATTAGGTCATAAATATCATATTGTAAATCTCCATCTGATTTAGAATCTTTATATAATACTATTTCCATCTTATCATGTAAATCTGGATCAATAAAATCTAACAACTCTTCAACGCAATCTGCATAATCAGTGGTATTAAAAAATTCAGTAGAACTTATAACGGTCATGATGGTATCATCATTCCCCATTTGAGCTCCATATCCTCCTCTTGGTAAACCACCGAAAAGACTAGCTTCGTTTATAGTCGTTTCATCTGTTATATTTATCCTATTTATTTTATACAGCTTTGAAAAATTCTGACAAAATATAGCTTTATTATCTGATTTTATTTTAAGACCATGTTTAAGTGTT